ACAGGCTCTATTACGGAAGCCGGTATCAAGGCAACCATAAAAGATTGTTACGAGGCGGGTGGAAATCCCGATTTAATCCTGTGTAAACCTACTATCAAGCAGGCGATTTCTGACCTGACGCAATCCGTGTCAGCCCTCAGAACTGAGACAAAGGGTGATGTTCCTGCTCACGTTGTTGCAGCCGTTGACGTATATGTCAGCGATTTCGGTACGTTCAAAATTCAAGCTGACCGAAATGCTTGGCGTGATCGAGATGTCTTCTTTCTTGATATGGATTATTGGGCTATTGCTTGGCTTCGTCCTTTCCAGACTGTTGAGTTGGCGAAGACCGGAGATGCAACCAAGCAGATGTTGCTTGCTGAATACGGACTGGTTTCTAAGAACGAGAAATCAAGCGGTATTCTTGCTGATTGCGCAGCGTAACAAGTACCGGGGGCGGGGAAACTCGCCCCCATCTTATCAAAAGGGTACAAATGAAAATTATAGACAAAGAAATTGAATCCATCGCCAAGAAAATGGTGAAGGGTAAAAAGGCTTCGCCTAAAAAGGAGAAGTCGGATGAACCAACCGATGCTATGGGGTGGTTAAAGAAAGCATACATCGACAATGATCCTGCCGATGGTGCACCCAAAGTGGGAGATATAGGCTATGTCTAACAAGTTTGTTTTTGAACAGGATGTACATCGACGTACTGATATGCACTTTGACGATGTAGACGATAAAATTACATTCAACACCGTTGAAGATGCCCAGCCAGTAATCGACGCAAACAAGCGTAAGTACAATGATTACGGTGATAAACTGACTATGGGCAAAAGAGGTGAGTGGCATCACGCTGCTAAAATTCCGGCGACAGTTTGGGAGCAGTGGCTAAGAGAAACAAACGGGGCTATTCTAAATGATCAAAAACTGCTTGCCCGGTATCTGAACGATCCCGATAACAAATATTTCAAAGTTGCTCCAACAAATATCTAAAGGTATAAATTATGTATAGACGATCTGATGACGGTTCTTTCAATCGCTGGGATGTGCAGAGTGTAGTAACTGTTGGTTCATCTGCCGTTGCCACTTTGGTCAGCCCCGCAAAAATACTAGGCATCCATACGGATGGGGAGATTTATTTCAACTTCTCCACATCGTCAAGTGCCGCTGTCAGCACCGCCAATGATCTTAAATTAGCGGCTGGCCTCACATTCATTAACGTGCCTAAATTCACTGGCTCTGATATTAAACAATATCTGCATCACCAGAGGGTAGGCGGTTCTGATGTAACCATGAGGCTTGTTCACGTTTGAGGCAAGTTGCTATTGTAGGGCTTGCACCCTCCACCCATGATGACGCACCATATGAAGACCCGGATTGGGAAGTATGGGGATTACCGTGGGATGAGGAGAAGTGGCCCTATTTCGATAGACTATTCGATATACATCCGTTGGAGTGTATAAGGAAGGCAACGCCATCATTTTATAGGCATGGCTACGAGGATAGGTTGAGGGAACTGAATGCCCCTTTATATATGCAGCAAGCATATCCTGATATTCCTAACGCTATTGAATATCCTCTGGAAGAAGTGTCTGCCCTTGTGGGGGATTATTACAATTCCTCAATAGCTTATATGCTGGGTTTGGCTATATTTGAAGGGGTTGACAAGATAGGGGTTTGGGGCGTTGACATGGATGGCCCCGGTGAGCCGGGCCATGCGAATGAATACAGGGATGAACGTCCAAACTGTGAGTATTTAATCGGCTTTGCGAAAGCAAAAGGAATAGAAATTTATTTGCCAGAAGAATGTCCTCTCCTAAAGTTTAGCGGAGAATTTCCTTTAGGAAAGGTTATTCCAAACTATGGACATCGTTATGGTTATTTGGCATTACATTAGAGAACAAGCATGGCAATATCGACTTTCGCGGAATTAAAGACAGCTACGGCTAATTGGTTAGATAGAAGTGATCTAACCGATAGGATACCAGAGTTTATTGCTCTGGCGGAAGCGCGGTTTAATCGGATTCTCCGTATAAGGGATATGGAAACTGTTTCCACATCTATTTCTACTGTTGCTGGGACAAGGGAATATTCCCTTCCCACAGGCTTTGTGCAGATGAAGGAATTTCATCTCACGACTGACCCATTAACGCCACTGGCTTATATAACGCCAGAAATGATGACGAGATTATGGGCAGGGAGTTCGAGTGGTAAGCCGGAAGTATTCACAGTCATAGCAGACAATGTAAGGCTGGGGCCAAGTCCTGATGCTGTCTATACTACGTCCATGCTCTACTATAAGACTTTTACCGCTTTGTCTGATGATGCAACCACAAATGATATGCTGACTAATAATCCAGATGTATACCTATACGGTACATTGCTGGAGGCGGAACCATTCATTATGAATGATGAAAGGGTGCAGTTATGGGCAACAGCTTTTAAGCAAGCCATAGATGACATACAAAACCAAGATAATAAAGATCGTCACTCAGGTTCACAACTACGGGTTATGAACACTGGCGGATACCCGTGAGGTAAATAATAATGTTAAACAATTTTGCATCAACACAAGGTGGTGGAACAGATACCGTAACCACTACTATGATTCTTGACGGTACGATTGCCAATGCGGATGTAGCATCTGATGCAGCCATTGATTCCAGTAAAATTAATTTTGCTAACACTGTGGAGATTGAAAGTTCTTCTGGCGACCAGATATTTGAAATGGATAATAATGCTGCCAACTCTTCAAATTTCCAGATACAGAATGGCGCGGGTAATGCTAGGACTGACCTATATTTAGATGGCAGTGCCGTTATTACACTGAAAGGTCAAAGTGTAGGGATTGGTGATACCAGCCCTTCATACGCTCTTGATGTCAATGATACCGGCAGATTTACCAGCGATCTTATAGTCGGCGGAAACCTAACAGTAGGTGATGGTGGCGCAGAGGATCAGAAGATTGTCTTTGACGGAAACGCTCAAGACTTCTATGTTGGCCTTGATGATACGACAGATGATCTAGTCATAGGATTAGGTTCGGCAGTCGGTACGACTGCTGCAATATCCATCAATGAAGATCAGGATGTAACCATTGCAGATGGAGCAATCGACTTTGACGTTGCTTCCCATGATGGCACGAATGGCCTGAAACTTGGTGGTACATTAGTTACATCTTCTGCTACTGAACTCAATCTGCTTGATGGTAAAACTATTGGTGCTGCAACCGGCATAGGTGATACCTATGGGCCGGGTTCATCCACAGATATGGCTATTGCAAGATTTGATGGTGCTGGCGGAAAGACACTACAGATGAGTAATATGACTATTTCTGATGATCCCCCAGTCGTAAAAATTGGTGACGGTGCGGCTGAGGACACCATGCTTACGTTTGACGGCAACGCTGCTGACTTCCGTATTGGTCTTGATGATGGTAATGATACATTAGAGATAGGCGGTGGTACGTCACATGGAACAGCCGCTGGAATATCTATGGATGTTAATGGCGATATGACCTTGGGTGGTGGTATCGTCTGCTCAGATGAAGTTATCAGCAGACCAAGACTTACGGATTATTCAGAAACTGTAAATGCTATTGGTTCCAAGACTGCCGCTTTTGATATTGATTTAGAAGACGGAAATGTTCAAACCCTAACGATGTCGGGTGGCGGTACTTTTAATATCGGAATCGTCAATGCAGTATCTTCCCACTCCAATTCGGTAACCATTCTGGGAACCAACTTGGGAAGCTGTACTGGTACATTCCTTGCTGGTGCGAATGGTGGTGGCGGAAACGCTGTCTACTGGGCTGGCGGAGGTGATACAAGTGACAACCTTATGACCTCTTCAGGAACTGACGTAGTTACATTGACTACCTTTGACGGCGGAACTAATTGGTATGGCTTTGTTGCTGGCAAAGAATTTGCCAATTCATAAGAGGATACAAGAATGGCATTAGAAAGCGGAACATACATTAGCCAGTTAAACAGTAGCAATCCTACTACTTCTGATGACGTAGCAGAGGGTGATGACCATCTCAGGCTGATTAAGGCCGTTCTGAAAAACCAATTCAGCGGCCTTTCAGGAACAACTGCTATCAGTGCTTCTGAGGCAGAGTTAAACATCATGGATG